CCGCTAATAGCAATTGCAGCCACGTTAGCTAATGTCGATAATTGAGCAAGCGTTAATGCAGTAGGGGTTGCCGAAGGTTGTGCGTAAAGTATCGCAGCAAATCCGGGAAGAACTCTATTTGGTAATGCCATGATTTATCCTCGAAAAAGTTAAAAGTCTGTCTTATGTCGGAATATCCATTGTGCAATCAAGGTAAATGGAATGTAAATTTATATCGTTCTCATATGTATTATAAAGAAAATCAATATCAAGTTTACTAATATAAAAACCAGTTACCCCACCAAACTGCCCACTGTATCCATGCAATGCTTGTATTATCGTGTTTGCTATGCCAAACGCATCTTGCAATGTGCCTGCATATATATTGGTTTGGAATATAGGTCTGTCTATACCCTTCACCGATTGCGTTGTGCCTGTGTAAACATCTTGATGCACATTACGCAAATTCCATGTTATAAACTTTTGTTGTGAAGCAAAATTTCTGTTGAAAGAACCATACACTGGCACAGGGTTTGCAGTTGTGGTTAGCTGTGCTTGTATCGCCTTTGCATAATCTAAAACATTATTTTGTGTAGCCATAATTAAATCGCCGTTGATGGGTCATTGTGGTAACACAAAAATGTAACGTGCATCCTATCATTTGATTCAATTGCGCTATCAATGCGCCAATCTAAGTTGCGCCATGTGATTGAATACAAGTTTTGATTATCGTAAATGTCGCGTGTGTACGGCGTAAAATTAAAAACAAAATTAATCATGCCAGTATAAACGCGATATTTATCAGTAATCTTTAAATCGTTTTTAACTTCTTTAACTTCAGCTTTGCTATTAAATTTTAAAGTTTTAGTTGTGACTGCTTCGCCATATTCATTTGTGGTAAATGTAAGGTCATAAACATTCACATCTTCATATCTTTTAACCATCACATCACCAATGGTTTATATGGTCTAAGCAATGTATCCACACCTAATGGTATCTGTGCCAATTGCCCAACCGTATCACCAACTGCGGAACGGTTATTGTATAAATGCGTAAACCACAATAAACCCGCTTGTTTTATAACTGGGTAAGTTGCTAATGATGATGCCGCAAGCGTATAAGTAGCAATGACAGGTGAAGTCATTTGCGGATTAATTGATGTCGGCAAATCTGTAACAATTATCTTTTGCCCTGTAGGGTCATAATAATAATTAGCTTGGTTTACCGTAGTTAATACTGTTGGCGTTGCATCGTTGTAATAAGCAACTGAATTAATTGTCACGCCGCCTTGTGATGTTTCAGGCAAATCAAGTGACAGTGGTGAGCCATATAAAGCAGATGCACCATAATAAACTTTGTATTGAACGCTAGTAATTGCAAGACCTAAATAATCTTCAATCGCCATTCGTATTGCTAATTCCAATGCAGTTAAATATGTGTCTTGGCTAGTGTCAGAATACAGGTTTAATTGATTTCTAATTTCAGTAAGCGTTAACCACGCAGTCGCAATATTACGGTTGGTCTGTTCAAACCAATCATAATTGAACGGATTGCGAGTAGGCGCAAGTTGAACAAATCCTAAACCTGTTTCTTGAACTGGCATAATTAAACACCTACTAAGCGAATACCTGCAAACGGGTCACGAACTGTGCTTGCTAAACGGCGTTCTGCATACAGTGTAATAAAACCGGGAGCTGTTTGTTCAAATGCTTGTATCGTCATTTCTTCAACGTCAGCAATAGTTACAAAATTTTCCCATGACGCTAAGTAAATATTAAATTTACCTGCACCAGTTGTTTCCATGTATGGATTTGGTATTACAGGGAATCCAAAAATATGAGTTACTGCGCCACCAAAAGCATCACCATTTTCAGTAAATTGCCTTGTAAGATTACCGCCAGTAGCAGTTAAATTTCGCAATTCATGAATAGTTTGTGGGTGCATCATCCATGCGGTGCTTGGCGTGTTCCAATATTGTGCAGGAAATAAACGAGTTAAATCTGTAATGTCAGAATAAGAAACTGCCGCCGCCGCTTGAGTGTAAGTTGCAATGCTGTGAATACCATTAGTGATTGCTGTGCCGCTTGTGCCATAAGCAGAAGAAGCCGCACTAGTGTACATATTTAAACCGCGCAAACCGTTTGTGCCGCCTGTGCTTGTGGTTGTTGAACCTGCTTGGTCATTATTGATAATCATTGACTGCGCTTCAATAGCACCAAATTCAGCCATTAAATCAGCAACTAATGTTTCATCTAAATAGTTTACATCCGACAAGACCGCGCTACGAACTGGAAGTTGTGCGGTAATAACTCGCGTTGGCAATTGCCAGATTGTTGTGTTTGTGTTTGGCGTTCCGCTATCTGCGGTAAACGTGTATCCAAACGGATTTGTTTGATTAGCTGCGTTACCAGTTTTAGCTACAAATTGAATAGCACTTTGACCCGCTCTTTTTACTATTCTTGCTTTTTGACGAATTGGATTTGCAAATCGCATTGCAGCAAAAGCATCATCAAATAAAGTACGACCACCAACATTGTTACCGCTTCCAGTAAGCGCAGATGCTTCGCGCAAGTCAATGGTGATCTTATCGCCAGTTTCTAGCGTTTGTTTAATACCTGAAAGGATTTTTTCGTTGGCTTTCATATTTTCCATTCCTAAACAAAAAAACCCCTACCAGTACATTCTGATAGGGGCAACCAAAAGTTAGGTTGATGTGCCAGTTGAACGATAACGTACACCCGAAAAAGGGTTAACTACACTGGATGCTAGACGAGTTTCGCCAAAGAAAGTTATAAAACCGGGAAGGGTCTGGTCATATCTACGCAGAACCATGCTTAAACGATCTACGATAGTGTGGAAACGTGACCAATCAGCAAAATACATTGGATATAAACTGTTTGTACCTGCCGCGCCAGTTGTTAATTGTGATGGTGTGTCAAGATACTTATTAACAACAACATCAAAGCCAAGCAATGTACCAACAATACCGTCATTGCGAGCCAAGCCATCAACATAGATTGGGCGTTTTTGATCGTCAGTTAAACCGCGAATCTGTTGCAGCAATACTGGATTAATTACAAACTTGGTTGTTGGTGTCCAATATTCCTGTGGCAGTGAATATACAAAATTTATAACGTCTTTGTAAGTAATGTTCGCCGCGCCGACAGTGTTAGCGTTGGTAGTGAGTTGGTCATAAGTAGCAAGCGAATGCAAACCACTACTAGAGCCAGTGCCAGAAGTACCAAAGGCAGCAGTAGTAACTGAACCGCCTGCATAAGTAGCTGCCGCACCCGCATAACTATCAAGTCCACGTAAACCATTTGTGCCACCATAAGGATTAGAAACAGATTGTGCAGCCTGATCATTATTCTGGATCATTGAAAGTGCCTGTGATTGTGAAAACTCAACAAGCATATCTGAAACAACATTAGCTTCTAAACCATCAATATCATCCAATGCTGCGGTACGAATTGGGAACTGTACGTTCAAATCTTGCAGCACTAATTGCCATATGGTTGTGTCTTCGGTTGTAGCTGCACCATTGTTTTGAATAGAGTACCCCCATGCCGCGCCACTGTTGCCAATTTTGCTACGAAATTGATATGAAGAACCATCGGTTGCAACTTCGCGTGATACGCCGCGCATTGGGTTAGCCAAACGCAGTGGTGCGAATACAGGGTCATAAGCAGTACGACCACCTTGATTGTTACCGCCGCCTGTCAGTGCAGATGCTTCTTTTTGGAAAGCATCATACTGTGCAGCATCTTCAAACAACTTAACTTCTTTTTCCATGCGAGCATTAGATTTGTAGAATGCGGAAAGTTGTTCTGCAACTTTACGATTTACGTCAACCATTACGCCTGCGTTTGCACGAATGATTGAAGGCGTACCAACTTGGGAAACCTTTGCTTCTAGTGCGGAAACTTTTTCAGCAAACTCTGCTTTAGCAGCTTCAACTTGTGCAGTTGCTTCAGCGATTTTTTCAGTAACCATTGCTTCGGTTTCTGCTTTAACTTTAGATTCAATTGAATCTAGCTTTTCAGTGATTTTATCTAACATGATTATTCCTATTAAAAATTAAGATAAGCGTGTTTCTAAAGCCTTGAGCAAATCTCTTTGTTCAAGATACTCTAAAAACTCTTTTGCCGCATCCGATTCAGCATCGCGCATTTCGGTAGTCGGTTCGACATTAACCGTTTCAACATCACGTTTTGCGGTTGCCTTGCCAAAAATAGACGCGGCAATAGTCGCATCTTTTTTCGAAATCCCCGCTTCGCGCAGAGCTTTCTCAAATACTTTTAAATTGAATGAACCATCTTCGCGGAAATATTCTAGCTTGCTAATATTTGCCATCGGGTTGTTTGGGTTCATGACGATTGACACTTCAGCCAATCCACCTTTAGTAATGCTGAAATAACCATCTTCATCGGCATCAATGCCTGCTTGAAGCATATTACCTTCAGCATCTACCATTTCATATTCGTCTGCATATGCGCCAACAGAAACACCACCAACCATCATTGGCGATTCTTTCATGATCGTGTATAAATCTTTTCCTGCGCTTGTATTAACAAAGATATTGCCTTTGCCAATCATACCGTCATCGGTAAATTCAAACTCATCCCATTGACCAACAGGCATTGATTGATCGTTATGTTGGAAATACATTGGCAGTGGTTTACCCATTGCAGCAAATTCTTTTGCCCACTGTTTAAATGCTTCAGGCTGATAGTTAAACTTGCGACCGTCTGCACCTTCTCGCGCACCCCAAGTGGTAAGCATTGCTTCAATCTTGCCCATTGAATCCATTGATTCATCGGCAGATATGCCAAGCGCAACTTGGGATTCAAAAATAAATGTGACATTTTTAGTCATGGAAAATCACCTTTTTTTGTTTCATGCCATTTGCCTGCATTGGCTTTTTAACTCGCTTGTCCGCAGCTTGTTTTATTTTGTCGGCAATCTGTTTTTGCTTTGATTGCGATTGATTTGGTTTCATGCTTTGCCTGCTCTGCCAGTTTTACCAACTGCACTGGTATTGCCGCCGCCGCCTGTATCTTGTGGTGAACCTGCAAAGGGTTCTTGTTTGCTGCTAGATTTATTTAAACTGTTGGCAATACTATCATCAATTTCTGCAAGCCCCAAATACTTTCTTGCTTCATTAGGCGTAAAAATTCCTGCGTTGACACCCGCCACAGAATAATTCATTTGGTCAAGTGGCGCACCCTTTAAAAAGTTTTCGGTTTGGAATTGAATGTATAAGTTTGGAAATCCTTGTAACAAACTCATTTTTAATTTTTGTTCTATGTTAGTCAGCAATGGTGACATTGTGCTTTTATAGAATTCATCTAGCATTGATTGTGTATTGTTAAACTTACCTTCACCAACACTAATCATTTGTGGCGGTACACCAAACACGCCGCAAATTCGTTTCATAGTTTGTTCTTTCAACGCAGCTAAATCTGCATCCTGAATTGAAAGCATATCGACAGGCATATACTTCATGCCATTGTCTAGCAACATACCTTGACCGGGTTTTGATGGGTCAGTTGGTCTTGAACCTGTTAACTGTGACCAACCTTCTTTTAATCGTGCGGCAATCTCTTTATATTTTGAATCAGGAATAACTTGATCTGTGACAAACAAACCGCTTGGCTTTGCGCCGTTTTGCATAACGTAGTTTGCATATAAATCAATGTCTTGATCTAAGCCGACCAACTCCGCAAGCAATGTTCCTTTATTCCAACCGCCTGAACCTTGCCAACCCATTTCCATTAAATGAATTACTTGCCAATAATCTAGCGGTTGATTCTTTGAGAACCCATAGCTTGGTGATGACAGCACATACATTGGGTAACGTGTTTCTGTTAACTGTGTAGTGATTAAAGTTGCATCTAATACATACATCTCTAATGGCGTTTGATCTGATTTGGTTTGGTCTTTACGCCACAGCACTGTGTAACATTCGCCTGCCATATCTAACCACATCGAGAACTGATACCAAAATTCGTATTGGCTTTGAAAGTTATTTGGATTGGTCAGTAAACTATAAACTTGCCGCGCCTTAATTTTATCTCTTGGAGTTGTAGAATCATGACAAGCATTAACGTAATTATCATCTTTGTCATAAGTCATTATCTGTATTGGCAACTGTGATAATGCTCTTGCCTTAACTGCTAAACAAGCCATAACCGTACTATTGCGCGACAGCACCGACATATCGACAATGCGCCCTGCTTGCGTTGCACTAGATGTGGTCACATACAGCATTTGCTGTAGTGCTTGTGCTGAACCTGTATTACGCAGCACATTATTACCAAGCGCAGTTTGCCCAAATAACGTATTAGATTCTTTTTGGTTCTTATTTTTTCTGTTAAAAATATCTAATAAAGCCATGATTTAACCCTCAAAATGTTCTGAATCCATACCCGCCATGATCTACTGGATGATCTAATGAACAATGCATGGCAATAATTAGCGCAATAATACCATCAACTTTCGCAGATTTATCAGCTTCATTCTTACGAATCTTTATGTTTCCGTTCACATCTTCGTACACTTCGCAATTTCCTAGCTGCCAACCTAAGAACGGATTGCCGTCATGTTTAACATTCTTGCTTAAAATTAACTTTTCTAAATGCTTTGATGGGTTGCTTAATACCGCCATGCCCTGCCCAACTTTTTTAACTGGCATTGCTTGATCGTGTAATCGTGCAATCAAACTTGCTGCATTGTAGGCATCGTAACCAATCTCTTTAACATCATACTTACCTGCTTGCTGTTTAATGTATTCGCTAATCTCTCGATCATCCATTACATTGCCTTGCGTTAAATGCAATATTCCTGAATCTTTAGCGTTTCTAAATATATCGTGATAATGCTGCGGCACATGGTTCAATGCTTCTTCAGGTAAAAAGAATTTAAACTCTGCAAAGTAATCATCTTCACCAAATCGTTTCAATGTACAAACTGCATTTAAATCTCGCGTTGCTGCTAAGTCAAAACCAATAAACACTGCTTCAGGTTCTTTATCTTCTTTTGCTTTTGTGCATTCATCCCAATGGGTACGATCAAGCCATGCAGAGTTTGCGCTTACAAATACATTAAGAGTTTTACAAAGAAATTCATTTAGGGTTGCAGGTTTAAATTTAGCTTCATTCGCCCTTGCAACAATAGCTTCTTCAAATACAGATATGCCATGCATAGGGTTTGCCTTTGCCCATATCGTAGGATTCTGCCAATCATCTTGCGGGTCTAAGCCATACAACAAACCAAACCACTTAGGGTTGTCTGGTGCTTCGCCGGATAGCATGGTTTGCAACATCAACATATCTTCATGAAACTTTGTATCTTTAGTAAAACTGGCAGTGGTAATGTAAATGCGTAGTGGGTTCTTTCGCGCAACCATACCTGAATGCAAAACCTCAATTGAGTTTCTATCTATAATCTGTGCAGCTTCATCAACAATAGCGCATGATGGATTTAAACCATCGCCACTTTTTTTAGTATCACGCGACAATGCTTTAAACATTGATTGCGAATCGCCTATCTTTGTAATGTGGTGTTTTTGTACGTTATACAATTTCTGTACTTCTTGAGGCATTGATTCAATCAAACCTAATGCGCTAGTAAATACAATGCTTGCCTGATCTCTGCTTGTCGCTAGTGTATATACCTCAGAACCTTTTTCACCAAACATTAATTCATAAAGACCAATGACAGCAATCAAAGTAGATTTGCCTGCCTTGCGAGGAATGAAAACAATTACATCCGACACCATGCGTTTAGTCTTATCCTTCTTAGACCAAAAGCCATAGATGCCGCAGATTAGTAGGATTTGAAATGGTTCAAGTAAAAGTGGTTTGCCTGCATCCGCACCTTTAGCGTGTTTAAGTAAAGATGCAAATTGCAGGAAATGGTCAACTGCCGCAGGTTGAAACTCCCATTCCCATTCCTTGTTTTCTATTTGGTTTAAAAACCGTTGACACGCAAGCAGCACATTACGGCAAACTAGTATTTCACCCTTCACTACTTGTGTGGCGTAGATAACGCCATCTTGCCATTTCATTGTGGTTGCCAACCTTTAAGAAAGTCAGCCAGTGGTGAACTATCTTCTAACTTGTTTGCCGCTAATCTTGATTTAGGCGTTAGCCCTAATTCGTTCATTAGCTTGATGCAATTCTCCATTGCTTTATTTGCAATGCCGATATAAGGATTGGCGCACAATGTTTTGCCGTTATTTATTTCAACTACTA